GACACGTAATAGCAGATTGCACAAAATTTTCTTCCCCAACGCACCAATCTTTGTGCAAAATGTCAATAGACACAAAATATAGTACCCACGCCCCATAGGGTAGGGGAGTGGGCACTAAATAGGAACTATTACAAAATATTAAAGCATATCAAAAGTGACCTCACAGTTGATCTGTTTGGCTGTTGATACAGGGGCTTGAATGATAACACTTGCGGTAGTATTATCATATGTAGCAGGTACAAGTGCGTTGTCGGTGGAATTATACAGATACATATCTCTGTAAACGTTACCGGGGAGTGCTGCAAAAGGTATATCACCAAACGCGGACGCCACAGAGAATTTTGTGCCTTTAGGGACATTAGTGCTGAAATAGCCGTGAATTGCAACATGCAGATACCTACCGTCAAAAGAGGCAAAACTTGCGTCAACCCCGTTTGTAAAGTTTGCGGCTGTCAGCTTGGTAATATTGTTGATTTTGGCCGTAGTTATGCTGCGGCAAGTATTCCTGCCAAAGCTCCATGCGCTGATCTGCTGGTCATATTCGGCATATTGAAAATCAGTATTGCCACAGTCGTCTGATATATAAATACCAGTGCGCTGACTCTTTACAGTATTTTTGTTTGTAGCAAGGATTGTGCCCCGGATATTATAGCACCCGTTCAGTATTTGGATACCAATATTATTTGCCTCGGTTCCTACAGGGACCTTAAATCCATTTGCATCGAGCAACAACCCGGAAAACACGATGTTGTTACTCATGTTTTCGACGATTACGCCGTTAGCGTAGCACTCTTGAACCTCGGTATTACAAAACAGCTCACGTTTTGCGCCATACAGATGCAGCCCTCTGGATCCTGTAATTGTATGCGTGCTGTCATAAGATTCACGCCAACCATTCATTTTAATAGCCAGGTTACACCATTTATTAGCTTCTGTTTCGCACAGTACGCCGTTATAACAAAAAGTCACTACAATATTGCACAATTCAGAATCCGAAAATTTTGCGTCAATGCCCAAGTCGCAGGTATCCACAAACGCATTGATAATGGACACATATGCAATATAGTGGCTAGAATTGATGCCAATGCCCCACCCAGAAACAATGACATCCCGGATAACACTATTGCGGCATTCAAGCGCGTAGGAATCGCCCTTGATCTTGCGATATTCTTCGTGGTTTTGGTTTGCGGTGACCATCCATGTTTTGTTACGGATATAAATGCCGCTTCCTGCCCCTTTGGTGGCCCCTACTCCATAAAGCGCCATCGATTCAATACGAATCGTAAAATAAATGTCATCGTATGTATGAGGGGCCTTGTATTCAAGGTCATAAAAAATTCCATTGCATGCTGTGATCCACACAAGGGCCGTGTCGCGCATGTTCTCGCCGACTAGTCCGCACCCTCGTTTCATATATAGAGCAGCCGACATATAATATGTTCCGCTTGGAAAATATACTGTTTTTCCGGCATCCAACAGTTGTTGTAGCGTCGATGTATTTTGTGCTGCTGCGCTCTGATCGTTTGCTTTAATACCTGCTCCCGGTGCCGACACATATGTCTGCATTTGATTGATGCTATTTTGTAGCTGGTTGTCGGCGTTCTTCCGGGTCGTCTTCTCTGCGTCAATAGCCGTCTGTAGCTGGTTGTCGGCGTTCTTCCGGGCCGTCTTCTCTGCGTCAATAGCCGTCTGGAGCTGGTTGTCGGCATCCTCCCTGTTCTGCTTTTCGGTGTCGATAGCCGTCTGGAGCTGGTTGTCGGCATCCTCCCTGTTCTGCTTTTCGGTGTCGATAGCCGTCTGTAGCTGCTTGTCGGCATTCTCCCGGGCCGTCTGCTCGGCGCTCAGGCCCTCATTAAATGCCGTGATAAGGTAATGCAAGACTTCATTTGTGGAGCTGCTCACGCAGTTAGAGCCGGGCACGTAGGCGTCACCGGCGGTTATTGCTTTTGTGACGCGCACCAGCGACCCATTGACCCATACAAGATCGTTGACAGCTCTATCGGCTGTGGCGGCGGGGCTGTGGTCCTCATCGTTGGGAGTAATGGCCCGTTTCACATCGGCCCAAAGCACATCGAAATTGCCAATTTTTGTCCAGAACTCAGTACGGTCCAGAGAGACACCGGACGGCACCGGCCTCACAGACAGATATGCGTTGCCGCGGCTGTCCACAACCACGGTGTTTGCCTCATACTGGCTTGTAATGTCCCACTGGATGGGGTCTGCATACTTGATCGTGGCCAAACTGACGAAATCCGTCAGTTTGTTGTTAAATTCGTTAAGCACTTCAATAATCCAATCAAGATTGAGATCATGGAAGTCGGTGTAGGGTGCTTTGTGAATAGGATTGATGATACCCATTTATTGCATCTCCTTAATATACCAGCAGGCAAAAGTTTGCCCGGATGTCCGTAACGATTTTATGAACTGCGTTTTCCATTGCAAGGGCCAACTCTTTTGCAATAAGGTCTTGCGGGTCTCGCCCTGCCCGGCCATTCTCGGTCACGCTATCTTTATAGTTGTCGTGCGACTCCGAGGTGGTTGTCTGATCGGTGGTGGTCGTATCCGTGCCACTGCTGGTAATGGTGTTACCAGTACCGAGGGCCGTAGTGCTCCTCTCTGCGGTTTGCAATGTCCCACTGTCGAAACCCGTGACATCCCGGGTAGTGCTGTCACTTCCGTTATTCTGGCCCGTGGTGGTCAAGTTCGGCACTCTGGTTGTCGTTCCCTTGACGCCGTTTGTGCCGATGCTGGTCCCTGAGTGGTCGGTGGTTCTGGTTCGGTCATCCGACGCCAAGGCATCGTATTTAAGGCCCAGGGCCTCAGCGTACCGGGTCCAGCTCGGGAGCATGGTTTCAGAATAGACGCCCAGCGCCCTGCGCATCGTGGGGCCGTCTGCATATAGTACCTCTAATTCCAGCGTATCAAACAGTAATTGATTGCAGACAGTATCTTTAGATACACTGTCAGGGACTTTCAAGTCGTCGAACAGCTCCGGGTATCCTGCCAACAACCCGTTAAAGCTCAAGGTTGCGTGCATCGTTGTTCACCTCCTGCGTATTAGTATCGGGCGGAAACCTCCAATCAACCCATAAAGTAGATTTGTTGATTCCAAACAGCTTGTGAACCCGTTCGCAACCACGCTGCAAGCTGTCCAACCAGAGCGACGCCTTAGCGGCTGTTTCGACGTTGTTCGAATTTACTTCGTCGGTCAACATCCGCTCTTTCTTGCTGGTATTGGTATTAGGTATACCTACCTCAGTATCAAACAGCGCTTTAATGGTTTTAAGGGCTGTTAACAGTTCGTTGGTGATGAAGTTCCCTTTAAGGTCTGTCGCAAAGTACATCCAAGGGGCTTGCCCGGATGCCCCATTTTTAGGCGCTTTGAGCAATGAGGAATCCACAAACACGGCGGGGTCTCCCTGCATGATCTGGTCGAACATCTTTTTAAAAGATTCTGCACCAGCCTTGTTACCAGATGCAAACACATACGCTAACCGGCTGTTTATTAAATTGCTCTGGATGGTCTGGGCCGCGAGGGCCATCATATCCCCATAATATGCCACAATATCCACCATACCGCGGTAATCGGGCTGTAAATTGATGATCTCGCATTGCTTTCCGATCTGCAAATATGGGGACCCTTTGATAAAAGGGTTAGCAATGATGGAGTGTGTGGGATTATAGAAGATGTTAATGCCGGTCAGTCCCATTCGGTCATAAACGAGGCCGTAGCGGTCAGTATCGAACACCGTAACACCTCCGGAACCGAAGACAAGATATTGCAAGCGGTTACTGGGCCAAGTGTCGGGGAGCGTCCACCGTACCATTGACACGGCCTCAATAAACAGGTACTTACGGAAATAATAGGATAAGCTGTTTCCCCGGGTGTGCATTACGGAGGGAGTCACCGGGGACACATAGGCGTTAATTTGCTCGTAACTATATGGAGCACTCATAACAGACGACCTCCTTTAGCCATTTTAAACAGTAACCAAATTGGCAACCTACCGGAGGGCCACGGACCTGGCCCAGGACCTGGCCCAGGACCCGGCCCAGGGTCAGGGCCTCCGCCGGAGTCCCATTCTACGTCCCATGTCCCCACCTGATTCGGGATTCTGATAATGCCGGAAGGGTCTCGCAGGTTTCCGGCGGCATCGGCGTACTCCCAATGCGTATGGATGCCCGTTGCGTTGCCGGTCTCGCCCTGTGTGCCGATAAACTGCCCCTTGGAAATGGTGTCGCCCACGTTCCAAATCTGCGAGGCAAAGTGCGCGGCTCGCCATGTCGTGCCGTCGGCCATCCGTACTTTAATCATGTTGCCCCACGACTGATCGCCCGAGGTGCTGCCATTCCAGTGCTGCGCGACGACCACAACGCCCGATTCGGGCGCATATGCTTTATGGTCTCCATGCACCGTGTCAATGCCCCTGTGGGGGCTGCCGTCAGAGTATGCCGGATACCCGGCGGTTACTCTGATCGGCGACACGTCAGTAATACACTGTTTATAGACTGCCATTGTTTACGCCTCCTATTCTAAAAAGAATCCATTTTTCATATAGCTTTTGACGCTGTCGATCTCGGCGGCTGTAGCGGGTAACGCAATATCGGGGTCGTCTACCATCATGAAACCCGGGATACTGAACAGCTGCACTTTCTGACACAGGGGCCGTCCGTGGTCCTCGTTGTTGTCGTCCACAAGAATTTTAAAACGGGCAACTATATAAGGGATTGTATCAAAAGCTATTGTGGACCCCGTTGCGCCCTTGCTCGCTACATCTGCATTAGTTGCCTGTGCAGCATTTAAAATACCATTTCCAACGTCAGAAATAGATCCACCGGTTAATGCTGCTTGGAGACCTCCGAACGCAGCAGCAATACCCGTTTGCAGCAGTCCTCCGCCCGATGGTACATCAAATGTAATATTTGAAAGTTGAATAGGTACCCCGAGTTTAACGGCTGTCTCGTGTACTAGCTGATTTGTATCAGTAAACACTCGCAAGATGCTGTCGCCGGTAAAAAGATCCACCGTATACTGTATAGATAATGTGACAGCGCCCCACAATTTAGAGGCGTCAAGGGGAATTACTCCAAATGGCTGCAAGAAGATAGTGTAGTCCGTGTAGGGGGAGGCATTACAATACCCTCCGCGGCTTGCCGCTTGAGGGTGCTTCGGGATACTCACGCTCACCGATTTTGTTAATTTGTTATTATCTGCTCCCAAAATCCAACATGGAATGTCTACCGACCACCACCCGACATCTACACTTGAAACAAGCGGTAAATGTGCGGTGAGTTCGGCGATGTCAAATGGAAAGTAATTGCAACTTACGATATACTGATAGGGATTAAAAAGTATTTTTGTTAAACTGTCACTAATCTCTGCATTGTCTATACTAAGGTACGACACATCGGTTAGTAATTTGGCGGAGAGTTTTTTAGCGTTTCCAGGAGTCATTACTACATAAGTGACAGCTCCAATGGAGTTAGCGGCTTTAGCTATAAACCCAATAACAAAGAATCCCCCGCTAATTGTTTCCGCAAAACCGCCTTGAAAAGCATTTGTGACACTCTGAACGGTAGCTTTTGCCGGGTAAAGGCTATCTGAAATTGTGCCATCATACTGGGCCGACGACCTCACCACATACTCCGTACTATTGCCGATCTGTTCCCGGTAGCTGGCAAGAGTGTCAACAGTCAGAGAGGCCACCCAGCGACCGTCGGAATATGTCCAGTTCTTTACCCAGTAATACCGGCTGAATGTAGGAAGATAGCAATAATTGTACCCGGTTGGGTCACTTTGTGTTGCAATCTTGATCTCTGGGTCAATGATATTACAAGGGGCTTTAAGGTCAATTCCAAACCCCTGCCCACCGCTGGGCAGCTTTGTGCTATTGGTGCGCTTTGCGAACTGATAAAAGGTAGCTTGCATTTTGCACCTCCTATAAAATAACCGGCGGGCAGATGCCCGCCGGTATTGGTCAGGACTTAGAAGGGTCCGCGTCCTTATGAGTGGTGGTTTTCAGGGTGGAGGCCGCTTTGCCCGTGCTCGGCGCGGTGACGTCTCCGGTGGTCATCAGGAACAGAACGGCGTTCTCGGTGAAGTCATCGTACCACGACCAACCGTAGTGATACCAGAAGTTAGTATACAGGCCACGGGCGTTCATGGGAGTCGGGACCACGCGGGACAGCTTCGGAGTGTAGCCGATTGCATCCCAGTCCAGCAGACACCCGAACACGTTGGACAGCTGCACCGCGGCATTCTTCTCTGCCTCGCCGGTGGTTGTGGTCACAACAGGCGTCGCAGAGATGGTTTCGCGCTTGTCGATGTTCTGCCAGAAAGTGACCTGTTCGGCGTCGCGGTATTTCAGCATATCGTCATGGAAGACCTCGGGAATCACGCGGGCGTCGATCTGACTCTGTGTACCGCTGTACAGATAGAGGTGCTGACGATCATATGGAGTGTGGCGCATGATGTTGTACGTCGTGCCGCCGATCGTCCAGTTCTGGTGCCAGTTGATAGAGCGCTCTTTCAGTAGGCGGGAAATATCGTTGATACGGCCATATGCGTATTTGGCGAATCCTGGGAAGTTTGCTTCCTTATACACGTCCTGCACGGTCAGTTCCGTGCCCTGCTGGGCGTTGTACTCGTCGAGAAGATAGATAACGCTGTGCGGGCTTGTCACCGTCATGCCGGTCAGATGATTGGCCATCAGGTTGTTGGCAAGGTTGCGCCGGTCCGCCTCGATCTGGTTCGACAGATGCAGCACGAACGAGGACCAGAACTGTGCCAGTTCCTCGGGGCCTTTGAAGGCCGCTTCCATCTGGGTATCAGCCTGCGTGTACACGCGGCTGTAATTGGTCTGGCCGTAGTAGTTTGTCTGGAGGACTTTAGGCTTGTGGACTTCGTACATGTCCACGCTTTGGCCGTCCACCAGCGCCCAAGCCTTATCGGTGACGGGGTCGCTGTCGCAAAAATTGATCTTCCGCACATGGTTTGACCAGTCGTCGCCCGTCACCTGCAAGCGCTTGAGCGGCGCATCGTAGGGGCGCACGGCAAAAATGGTACGGCCCAGCACCTGACTAATCGCTTTAGTGTAGTTGTCGGGGCCGGTCAGCAATGTGGCCTGCGCAACAGACACAAAGCTAGACGTATCCACAATGGGCGACGTCGGTTCCTGGCCCGTGGCCGCTTTGTTGATCTCGGTTAAAATTGCGGCAATGTCCGCAAAATCCATACCAAGAGGCATATTATTTCACTTCCTTTCCATAGGTCGGGTCGATGATTCGGGCTGTCACCGTTGCGGCATCTGCCGCCGGCTGCTGCTGGATGCCAAGGCCCAGCGCGTTTGCCTGCAACGTCTGGGTCATAGTCTGCATTGCTTGGGCGCTGGTCTGCTGGCCCTGCAAAATCTGCTGCAACAGGGTTTCGAGGCCATCATACTGCGGCGCAGGCTGCGGGACGGGCTGCGGGACGGGCTGCGGGACGGGCTGCGGGTCCCAATGCTGGTATCATCGAACGCCCGGAAGCAGGCGC